ACAGTACATTAAGTAATTCACTAACTGGAGTAGATATATTAAAATCTCCTGATGACTTAGTTAGATAAATACCATTACCTATTTGTTGTACATCTGCATCTGCAAAAGCAGTTTGAGCTGCTATAGCTGTTCTAATAGAACCAAGGATACTCTCAGCTGTTACCGTAGTCTTAGTATCAAATGAAGTAGGGTTAGGACGTATTAATCCAAGGTTAGCTTGCACTTTAGATATACTAGTTTCTTCTACCCTAATCTTATACAAAGCAAGTTTCATCCATACATAGATCTCATCACCTACTTCCCAACCTTGACCTCCATGTAGAAGATCCCAAGTTGTTTGATATCTAGCTTCATAATAAACATCAGATGAATTAGAAATTTTTTTTGATACTGATTGACCAGTTGTAGTTATACGGAAAGATAAGTTTTTTTTATTTGAAGGTGTTTCATTAGGAAAATTAGTTGTATTAGCATCTGTAAATTCCTTAAATTCAAAATCACCCTGATTCGGAGTATTTGTTATATTTTTTTTTAGTGGATAGATATTATCACCTAAATCTT